ACCCAAATAAACCCAGCCCTATTTGATATGGTTCAATAAAGTGTGGTCTAAAATGCCATGTGCAGTTAGTTCGGACTAACAACAAAACTTCTGTTCGATTAGTTTAACCTCTCCATTCTATCCTACCCAGCTTTTCACGCTTTCTAATGTATTCCGGGGTATACCATCCCGACACATTCCACCATACGCTAAACACCTTATTAAAAGGCGCTTTTCCGTCAACATCAAATATTACTTTACCTTCTTCATTTATATAAACCTCTCTATTATGAATTATCCTCGTTTCCATTTAATACTTCCTCCTGTAGTTTTTGCAAGCTAACAATATCCTCATTTATTTCTTGCAAACTAGCAAGTATAAATTCCTCTGTTTCTGCTCCTATATCCTTACCTAGCACATTAAAATACACGTTCTTTTGCCTTTCTAATGCGTCTAGTTTACTGTTTACTGCATTTATAAGTTTAAGAGTTTGTTGTAGATTCATCTACTTTCACCTCTAAAATCTCGCAATCAGCTTTTAGCAACATCGTTACTACAGCCGCCCAAAATTCTGTAGTGGTTTCGCACCTGGTTTCTTTCTCGTTCCTGCTGTACTTAATGATAATCATAACTTCAACATCCTTTCTACTTTATCCCAGAATTTTTCGGGGATATGATTTCCAATAAAGCCTACACCGGCTAACACAAGTAGCCACCCTGCTAAAATCATCATTTCAACCATTTTTCTTTCCTCCTATTGATTTCTCGATAAATGATTTTAGGTCTATTAAATCGTCTATTACCGTATCTAATACAGCCAAAACAACGCCTATTTCACACCCGTTGAAGATTTCAAAAAATTTGTTTTTGAAATCCCTTAATTCCTTATGGATTTCTATAGCCCTCATAAAGTCTTGTTTTCTCATTTTTCGGTTCCCCTTTCCTTTACTGTACCCCTATTATACGCCTTTTGCTGTATCTTGTCAATAGGGAAAGCCCAGGAAATTTAAAATTTCCCAGGCTTTCCCGGTAGTTAAGGAATACTTGTACTCTAGTAGTTAGCCCACAGGCCCGGACGATAAGTAACAGTTTTGTTCAACGTAGATACTTTCCAGGTTAGGGGGGCGCAATAGCAAGTGTGAAGCCAATTCTGCAAGTAAGGGTTGTTAGGTAATTGTAATTACCATACTTGCAATCATGTTATTTGAATCGCTTCCGCTATAAGTGAGCATAATTGCTTTTGCTGTTTCATCACTTCCGATTCTAAGTGTGCCACTTCCATTATAAATTGTCTGTTCCGAGTTATTCCCAATAACTCTTACGTTTGCTTCTGTAGGCGCTCCAACGTTTTCATATGTGCCATCGCTGTAAAGTTTTATAAGTTCAAGTTGCATAGGTGCACTACTTCCCTTTGAAAGAGTTGTATTACTACCGCTTAATGCATAGCCTGTAATTGTTTTATTTTCAGGTTGATAGGAGCCGCCTACCATGTTCGAGAAAGCATTATCGGCCGTAAGCATATAGCAAATGTTGTTTTCAGCACAGGCACAAACAATTTTGCCTGTAGGCATATAACACCCGACAACCCGGCTATTTGAAGTTGTGCCTAACTGAATAGAAAAATGGGGCATAGAGCTTTCGCTCATTAAATCATTGAAAACGCAATCCCTAATAATATTGGTATTGCTATCACTCAAAGAAAATGGAGTGCTCAAGTTTGTGTTGTTGCGGTTGATTGTGCATTTTTCAATTAACGTATATCCATTTGTGCCCATTGTGGATACAAGAATATTTGCCGTCCAATTAAATTTACAATCAATTACTTTAAGGTTTCCGTAGGTAGAGGAAATACTAGAACCGCCGTTAAAAGCACACTCTTTAAAAGTACCTCTATTAGCACTAATAGCCCCCGTAAATGTCACACCCTTAAAGGTGATGTTAGGCACAGTAATAGCACCGTTAAATACAGCGCCATTGCCCAGGATTTCAGCGCCCTCCTGTGCATTAAAATAGGATCCCTGGCTAATATTGCTAAAGGTATAAGTACCCGGGGCAAAATTAACTCTTTTAGCACCCATCGTGCTAGAAAGAATCCATGTTAATGCAAGGTCGTTGTTTGTTGCGCTCTGGTTTTCGGATACGCCATACCATGCCGGGTTGATTTCCGGTGTTGCGTTTTGACTACCAACACGGGGAATAATATAGGTATCGAAAATTTGAGTACCATATTCTACAAAACCCTTGGAGAAAGTCACCGTACAATAGTTAGTGCCGGGCGTTGCGGCGTTGTATACCAATTTAGCACCGGGCAGAAATTGTACAGCGCAAGGGATGGTTACATTTCCGCTAATGAGGTAGTTACCAGGCATGAGGGAAACGGGGGTATTTGCGTCAAGCTGTCCAAATGCCGTTGTATTGTCTGTACTCCCGTCCCCCTTGAGGGTGCTTGCAGGTTCCCAAGGAATAACCAAATTTTTTAGGTTCTGGTTAGTTGTCTGCAAATTCTGGTTAGTTTGCTGTAAACCGGTTTCAAGCGCTGAAATATCGCTTTCATTTGTTGCCACTCTTTGTGTCAGGGCATCAATAGCGGCGTTTCCACTTCCCCACATTGCCCAATATTCTTTATTTGTTACAGCAGTACCGGCGGGGACAGGTTGACGGCTGATATACCCCACACCTCCGCTTGTAACAATGTCTAGGGCTTCATAGGCAGTTTCATTATTATATTCTCCCATAATCCGGGGGATATAACGAGCGCCCACATAGATGTTATTAGCTTGCACTGACATTTAAAATTCCTCCTTTTATTGTGTATCCCCGCATATATAGTAATATACATACCCGGAACAAGTCCCGGTTGTGGGGCGTACTAGATATAATGGCGGTAGATATTGTGTTGCTCTGTTCCATGAAGGGTTAAGCCAAACAAAAGCGCTAGCATTATTAGAGGTAAAAAACTGTGTATAAACAAATGGCTGTGAATAAAATGTATAGGGGTATTTGTATTGCGCATCAGTAAAAGGGGAGTTACTTCTGTACATATTTCCTAGGGTTGTGCTTACAGACAAGTTAGAAACTTCTACTTTTGCCCATAATTCTACAAAGCCATCTGACCAATACCGAAAATTAAATATACCTTGTGTGCCCTCATTTGTTACATATCTTTTTGTGTTGTTTACTTTTGTATAATGAGCGCTTGACATAGTACCGGCCTGGCTTGCGCTTGCGGTGGGGAGTGTAGCCCATGTCCCTTGATTAGCGTTTGACCACCTCAGGAAATAAGAGGTGCTAGAACCGCTATTTGTGGGGCTGTCCATTTTGTCACCCAGGCTATTTGTTATAGAGGTAATACTTGTGTTTATGCTATCTATGTTATTAGTAACTGTTTGTAATGTCCCTGTTAGTCCCGAAATATCATTTGTCAGTTCTTCCAGTTCTGTGCTTAATCCGTTAATATTGCTTATGCTATGGGAATGTGTTGACGGGGGAAAGGTTGTGGGTTTGTCGCTTATACTGGCCCAGTTTGTGGGGTAATTTTCGGGTTTCCCCGTTACTTCTCCCCATGTGGAGGGGTAGGAAGTGGGCTTCCCTGCTACATTATCCCAGTTTGTGGGGAAAACATCGGGCTTTCCGGTGATTTCGTCCCAGGTTGAAGCCCCGCCACCCCCTCCTACTCCAGCGGCGGCGGCTTTTGCGGAAAAATCCTCGTTTGATACGTTGGAAAGGTCAGCGTTTGCCTTCCCCGCCACAGTGGTTTCCAATGTGGAAAGATTTGTGGAAAGTGTGGAAACCGTATTGTTTATGCTGGTTAGTTCTTTTTCAAGTGCGGAAAATTCCCCGTCATAGGAATTTAGCGTGTTATTGATAGCAGTTAAGCTATCACTAATAGTTTCTAGTTCATCTGTTAGCCCGTCAATTTGTGAAATCTCGTGTGTATGTGTAGAGGGCGGGAAAGTCTGGGGTTTACCCTCCACGTTTCCCCATGTAGTGGGAAAAGAGGTAGGTTTTCCACTCACATTTTCCCAGGTAGTGGGAAAGTATGCGGGTATATCTTCAATATTTTCCCAGTTAGTGGGGAAAACACTGGGCTTTCCGTCCACCTTTTCCCATGTGGTGGGGTAGGTGGATGGCTTATTCTGTACGTTGTCCCACTCTATTGCACTAGCTTCGCCGCCTGCTCTATACGTATATGCCCAGTATTCCCCATTATCTGCGCCCGGTTCTATTCCTGCTGGAACAGGTTTATTTGAGGTATAACCGCCGCCATTATGGGTTACAACGCTGAGGGCTTCATACCCTTTCGAGTTATCCCATTCACCACAAAAAAGAGGTATATAGCGAAAGCCTACGTATACATTAGCCATTTAGCCCTAACTCCTCTCTTGTGGTGTTAGCAAGGTAGCAAAAACCGGGGGCAACTCCACTATCATATAAATTTACAATATCTTCAAGTAGTAGGAATTGATTCCAGGTTTTTTCCTCCATCTTTTTCACCTCCATTATAGCATAAAGCATTTACCATTGCAATACCAAATGGCCCGCTAAAGGCTCCCCATAGGGGACAGTATCAAACCCCAAGAAGTCCCAGGAAGGGGGAATATAAGCGGCAAAATACCCGTTAGCAGTTAAACCGAAAGAAACATAAGACACAATACCCTTTACCATGTTTTGCAAGTTCTGGTCAATGTATGCTTGCAAACTATCTATATAAAGGTCTGCGTATTTACCGTCCCTAATATCATTTAGCAGATTCTGCATCTGGTTAAGCTGTTCTGTAACCGTGTCTTTCAGTGTAGAAAAATCTTGCTCAACTTGCTCTTGACGCATTCCAAGTTTATCTAGGTTTTCTTGAAAAGATTCCTGCGTTTCAAACATTTTTACAATATATTCTGTTAGCTTGCAAAGAACCTCATAATATGATAAAGATTCATCATATACAAGAGGTAGTACCTTTTGGCACCAGAAACGAAAATCGCTACAAATGTTATAGCTCATTTTACAAACCTCCCTTAATAAATCATCATAAATAAATCTTTTAAAGCGTTAATTACTTGTACATCTATATTTATAATGCTGTTGCGGTAACTTTGCGCAATTTCCCAAGGGGTACGGCTTCCAGTGATACCTTTTCTTTGTATTGTGTGCTGTTCGGTTGTCTGGGAATTGCCCTGGCTTTTGCTGGTGGTGCTATTAGTACCTTGATTTTGCGTGTTGCTATTACTAGTTGCGTCCTCATTTGTGCCGGTAGTTCCGTAAAATAGATTGTTTTGGTTACCCTCAACTTGTGCTTGCGGATAATTGCTATTTAATTGTTGTGTGTTGTCTGTTGCGGTTGTTGTCGTGGTGTCTGTGCTTTCTCCGTTTACTTCTGTGCTGGTGTTGTCGGCTCCTGTCAAAGTACGCTGTAATGTTTCTGTTACGTCCATGTCGTAAGCACTACTAAATTTGTCTGTAGTAGTTAAGTACACGTCATTATAATATGGCATGATTTCATTTAAGCGCTGATTTAAATACAGTTTCCACAACCCTACCGTTTCAAAACCAATTTCGTTTGAAAAGTAATGCAATAAAATTTTATATTCCAGGGTTTCACGATAGCTTTCCAGCCACATAGGAAAATCAAAGTCAAAGATTTTAGGAGCGGCTTCCTTAATCCTGTCTGTAATTGGTTTTCCTGGTGTACTGTTGTATTCAATTATCGTCCTCAGTTGGGTTGTATACTTCGCCATCGTTTTCCCCTCCTTCCATGTTTGGCGCATTTACCGTTGTTTGTACATCAGATTTAAAGCGTACATCTACATTAAGCCCAAAAATAGAGTTAATTTGCTTGCACGCTTCTTTTCTGCTGTCAAGAAAAGCGTTTCTTTGCGCTTCAACAGCGCCGTAATTACTGGCTACTTCATCAGCCACTAGCCTTTCCTTTTTATCTTGGTTACTATTTTCGATTCCCAGGAAGGTTAGGTACTCATTCATTAAATCATGTTTCAGTACATTTAATTTATCTGCTACATAAGGGGCCGTTGTGTCAAGCACGTTTATTTTAGATTCCGTTAGCATATCCGGATCACCATAAATAAAAGGCTCGTTTCCATCATACTGCATAAAAAGGTTTTGCATGGTAAGGCGCTGGCTTTGTGGGGTTAAAATTACTTTAGGTGTTTTCTGTCCTTTAATATTTACGTCAATAGCCCGTTGAATTTCATACAGGCGGGACGCATAAAGGCGGGTAGTCATTTCTGTTGGAGTGTGTAAGTAGTTGTTCCAAATTATTACACTGTTTATCGGGCTTAACTGTGCGGTATATGTTCCATTGCTTGTATACACTTGGCGTACAAGCGGTATGTCATATACATTTAACTGTCCACCAAGGTTAGAATTTAGGGCCAAATAGCCTAGGGTTTCATCCTTGAAAAAGGTTAGTTGTCCCCGCTCAAATAACGCCCTTTCCAGAAACCTTATATCAACGGTATCTGGCATATTAAGCCATTCAAACCTTGATAGGGCGATAGCTTTTAGCCTAAAATAGAAATCATTAAATGTATAGTTGTTTAGTTCTGCGCTTGCCCAAATTCGCCGGGGCATACCTGGCAGACCGGCGGGGCGTTTTTTCTTGCCCATTGTTTAACCTCCCTGCGGGACATTATGTAGGCTATAATTCCCGATATAATCACCATGCCAAAACCTCACACCATTATTAAAAATGCTTTCGAGTTTCCGGGCTACATCGTTATTAAAATTGCCACTAATTAAAATGCCCTGCGTTTTAATGTAATTCCAAAAAGGCCTACTATTTAAATAGGTCACGGGGGATTCTGTACGCTTGTGACTATATCCAAACATATCGAAATATCCGTCTATTGCCCTTGCGTAACTCTGCCTAATACTCATATCTTGGAAACCGAAATCTTTAAGCCCAAACTGGAAAAGTACGCCGTTGGCGTTTTCGCCGTGCGCCTGGGGCGGTAGGCTTTTTGTAGCGTTTTGCTTTGCCATTGTTTGGGCAATGCCTAAAATGCCACTTGCTACGCCGCCAACATTAAGAGATAACGCACTCCCCAGCACTCCCAGACCCTGGGACATATAACCAAGGTCAACCCCGGAAAAATCCATACCAAAGGCCGAAACTGTGCCCTGCTGGGCAACCCAGGCTTTATAGGTATCGGATACCCAAGAGCATTGAGGAAAACCAGATAGCGTTAAACCATAGTCAACATTATTTAACGTCCCTATTGAAGTTCCGTCCATTCCATTATAATTAGTAGGAATAATTTTTACAGTGGGGTTTATTTCCATAGAACAACGGATTTCAAATTTTACTTGCCTAGGGCTAGTTGTAGGATACAGAGGACGGCTTGCAAACCATTCGTAATGATAATCAGCACTGTTTCCCATAAAATTTGTGGCGTGTAAAAACTTATAAGGATATGTCAATAGCTTTTTGTTTTTGGGGGTATATCCATCTAAAGTTAAACTCGTTACATTATACGTATATACATCATCTGCCGCACCGCTTGTAGAAGGAGAATTGCTTTTACTACGTACAAAATTAGAGGGCATTTGGAATATTGCTACAATACCATCTAATTTATTAGCTTCTGTAGCGGATGAAATAAAGTCGTTTACTTCGCTTGCACTGTCAAAAGAAATAATGTTTAATCCACTATACTGCCCGTTAAAATATCCTCCTGTTGTATCTACTAATGTACTATTCATAGTACAGGCTACGCATATTGTATAATCATCGAATTTATCTGTTTGTTTTGCGTCATTTATAATATACTCGCCTAACTCTAATCCCTCGTCAAGAATATTGCTTCCTGGGCTGTCTGTTAATTCATGGCATCTTTCAATAAAGCACTGATGCAAGTTCCAGTTAAATTGATATGTTTGTATTACATCCAATTCAAAATTTATACGTGTTACTCCTGGGTTTACCATTTCACATGAAGTTATAAAAGCATAGTACCATTTGCCGCTATACATATCTGTGTTTTTCATCATCAGATAGTTATAGCTATTAAAGTGTTCTATTGTGTTGGGTAACAAAATGAAACCATCACTAATTTTGAACGGTGTTACATTCGTGTAATGGTCTACACTTTCGTTTGCTTTCCCCGTGAAAAATGAAGTTTGGGCATTGATACTATCAAATAAATAGGTGTCCTGGTAATTATTTGAAAGTTCAATGCCCATTAAAGTGTAAACTTCATTTTGCGGGGTATAGGGCGGGTTGGTAAAACTCCCCGGCATTACCTATTCCCCCTTTTCTTTAAGATGCACTCACAGTTACGGTAGCAGTATTAGATTTACCGGTATCAAATACACTGGTAGCTTTTACAGTAATCGTTGTTGCGCTCTCATCCTGTGCAATGTAAAGCCGCCCCTGCCCGTCAATTCGGGTGTTGGCGCTCTTCTGGCCCGAAATGCTCCAAGTTACCCCAGTAGACGCAAAACCGGCATTCGTTACCGTGGCGGCAAACTGGGTGCTTGTGCCTTTACCCATGGTCAGGGCAGAGGGAGTAACAGCCACAGCAGAAACGGCGGGTGTTTCATCCGTGAAAATGACGGCATTTGCAAACGGGGAAGTGCTAAAAGTTTTCCACTGATGAAGCCAATAATTCCAGTAAAGGCCCTCGCCGTTATACTGCTCAGTCATATTCTGGAAATTGTCGAAAATCATAAAGAAATCTCTGTCAACACAAACACAAGGCACATCCGCAAAAAGGGAAGTAGTCAAGGCCGTGTACTGAGTTCCCAACAGTTCCTGCAACCGGGCAGTTTCGCTAGTGGTAAAAGTAAACTGGTCAATAATAACAGTATGCCCCATCAGGGTAACTTTATCAATGTTAAAGGCACGGGCCAGGGTTTCCACGTCAACGATACTGGAGAAATCAGCCGTCATAATGAAATACTGGTCACCCTTGGGAGTGTGGTTATAAACCCCCGCCTGGTTATAATCAGCGCTCAAAAACTGCAACTTTTCAGAAGTAGCTTTCAGAGTAGTAACCACGGTGTTCGAGTTGGCGGCGGTAGGCTGTGCAATGGTCACGGGATGGAAAGCGCCGTGTTCCATGGCGTAGCACAACATATATTTCATTACCAAGTATTCATCATAGTTAGCGGACGTATAAAGGGCTTCCGTAATTTTCCCAATCAAATCAGAAATGCCCTCAAAGGAAAGAAACGCCTGGCGCAACTGGTCATTGCTAACCGTAGTCTTGTAAAATTTCTGATAGTTCATAGTATGGAAAGCACTACGAACATCGGGAATTTTACGCTTGAAAACCTCATTTTCTGCGGTTTCCGGGTCAAAGTCCTGGGCCTGTACAATATTCACGAACAGTTCTTCGATGGTTTCACCATATTCAAGCAAACCACGCTTGAACCCTGCCCAGGGATTGCTGTACATCTTGGAGTTGATAATAACTCTCCCAATACGGTTTACCAGGGCAGAAAGGAAAGCATTCGCCAAAGGCTGAAAGGTAGTAATAACGTCACCAATCTGGCGCAGAGTTCCCAGGGCCATTTCACGCGTTGCCACAGTGCCATCAGAAAGCACCTGTCCCTCGTTAATGGCGGCGGGCACCTGGTCGGCAAACGTACCGCCTACCTCGCTTCGGATGCTGTTTACAACATCTGCGGCGCTTGCAGTTAAATTTTTCTTCTCAGGAATACTAGGCATTATATTTACCTCCTTTTAATTAGTTTAGGAAAACAACTCATCAATGGTTTTCCCCTCATCATCGTTTTTAATGTCCTCGTTCTGGTCGGCTTTTACCTGTTCCGGGGTGGTTTCCCCGTTGGTATCGCTTTCGCCGTTGTCACCCTCGCCGCCAGTAAAGAACCGGCTGATATAACGGGATTTCAATTCATTATACTTCCCCTCCCAATCCTCACCTGGGGCCGGGTCGGGCGTTACGGGTGGGAGTGCGGTGAAATTAAATTCGTCCGCTTCATCGTCCCAGGGATCCCCGAATCCGTGAAGAATCCCATCTCTTTCGCTGATATTGTCTCGCAGTACGGCAAGGCTTTCTTCCATATCCTCACCAAAACCCGCTTTGTCCCAAATATCGGCTAAAATTGCGTTAAGGGCTTTTCCTGTTTTCATACGGCTTTCACCTCCTGCTTTTATTGTATCATATTAGCGCAGAAAATGCAACCAAGGATTGCGCAAATAATAAATAAAATTACGGGATTTTGGATAAGTTGGCGGCTCTGGCTCCGGGGGTTCTGGCCCTGGCCCCGGCCCGTAGGAAATCGGCAAATAAATAAACCCTTGTACATATGCGCCGGGGTCTGCCCAAGAGGGAACATACCCATTTTCCGGGTATAACGTTTCTATCCAAAAATAGGTAGATTGCCAACCGGAGTTAGAGGTCACTATACTGCCATCCTCGTTTATTTGTTCGACTACAGCAACATGGCCCCCTATGTCGTAATAGGTACAAATAATTGCCCCCAATGCTGGCGTACTTCCTGGGTATGCCCCTGTTTCATATACCCCCATTTCTTGGGCCGTAGGAAACCATGAATTACCATCCCCCAAGGGCAAGTCAGGCGGTTCCCCTAAAAGTTCATACCACCGCCCCCAACAATAGGCGGTACAGTTAGGCATACCATAACCAGATTGATAGAACGGGTTTTCGTCATACCACATGGGGTTGCCTTCTATCCCGTCACTGTCTAAACGGGGCACGAAAACTTGAAATGATGATAAAAAATTATACCAGTTTCGGGCGTTTTGCCGCCGTTCGTCCTCTGCCGCTACACCGGCTCTTTCATAGTTATAAAGGAAACAACTTGCCAAATACTCAGGGCTTTCATGGCTTGCAACAAATTCGTTAAAAGTTTCTGGGTATTCATCTGTTGTAAGCCATACAACTTCTATTTCCGGGTGTTGCCATTCTTCTTGTATTTTAGCACATTGCCCTTCACCGCTAGTTAATTCGTATCCATGGGAAGTTAACCAATTTGTAATACGTGTACCGGGTGTCCATCCTACAAGCCCATAGCCCAAAACACTAGGCTGGGAAGGATCTAGGTTTTGCCAAATACCGGGGTTTATAGTTGATTCCCTTTGCATATTCCCCAGCATACCCGCAACAGCGTTTAACGTCCACCCAAGGGATCCGAAACAATTCCACACTAAACGGGCGTTATTTTCCATTTCCGATTGTGACAAATAACGGTTCCCGTAAATCCATTCTAATTGAACACCGTCCCCTGCCAGGGCGTTCCAGTCCTCTACAGTACCGTTAAAATAATCAAGGTCTATGGGGGTATCCGTATATTGCCATACTGTCCACGTGTTCCAGTTACTAAAACTAGGCTCATTAACTCCCCAATGTGCAACCCATAGACCAAAACCAGCATTTGCAATAGGGGCATATTTACTTTGCGTTGCTTGGTTAGCCTGGATGTATAATAAGGCGTGCACCCCTGTTTTATCCAAAATATAATTTAAAAATTCCTCTATCCAGGAAATAGGGTAACTCAAACTATTTTGTTCCCAGTCTAACGCAATCACACATTGCCCAATATATGGTGAAATATATTGCAACATACTGGCGGCTTCTTGTGCTCCTGTATTGCCTAAATCTGGCCTTGCGTAATGGTAAAACCCAAAAGGCGTGTTAGTAGATAAAGCACTTTGTACGTGCCTTTCCATTCCCTCATCTTGGTAATTTATACCTTCGCTGGATTTTATAATTACAAAATCATACCCGGAAAAATCCATTGTGGCCTGGAAAGTCGAAACGTCACACCCATGTAACGCCATTACTATACCCCCTTTAATGTAGTATAAAATAAGGGTAAAGGCGTTTCACGTAAAACGCCTAATACCTTTTACTGTTTATCTGTAATCATCCTGTTGTAGTTGTACACCGTCTGGGCCACTTCCTGCCGGGTAATCAGGTCAGCAGGGCGAAATTTATCCGGGTTCCCTTCCTCGTCCCCATTCATCACGCCGTTAGCCATACACCAGGAAATAGCCATCTTTGCCCAGTCTGCGGCCTGTTTCGTTTCCAAATCCGCAAAATAGGAATTGATTGCATTTTCTGCTTCCTCTTTCGCAATCTTGCGCACGGTTGCTTCATCCATGTCTTTTTCCTCCAATCCACAGTATTTTTTCCATTGTGCCGTACCGCCGTTAAAATAATCAAGATCAAGGGGGCTACCCTGGTATTGCCAAATAGCCCAGTTTTTCCAGTTACTATAAGACGGCTGTTCCACTCCCCAATGCGCAACCCACAACCCAAAATCAGCATTAGCAATAGGGGCATACTTGGAAAGTTTCGCCTGGCTCGCCTGGATATAAAGCAACGGTTTAACACCAGTTTGTTTATATACATATTCAAGCCACTTCAAAGCCCAGTCCGGGGAATAGCTGAGGGCCGTTCCCTCCCAGTCAAGAGCCATTACACAGTGTCCAACTTGCCCGGAAATAAAAGACAAGAAACTTTTCGCTTCTTGTTCTGGGCTATTCCCGAGTTCTGGCCTTGCATAATGGTAAAATCCATAATTTTTGGTATCCTGCGGCGTAGGGTCAGTCATTCCAAAAAGCCCAGTTAAATGCCTGTCAAGTCCTGGGTCTTTCCAGTTATAGCCCTCGCTTGCCTTTATCAAAACAAAATCATAGGCATTATAATCTACTCTGTTTTGATAGCTAGAAATATCTACGCCATTAAGCACTTGTCCGCACCTCGCTTTCTGCATCCAGTTTAGCAATCAACTTTTCAATAACGATAGTGTTATTGTTAATCGCTGTAATAACCTGGTTCATTTCCTGCTTATGCGCTTCTCTTTCTTCTGCGATTTCTTCCCGGTTTTTATCCGTAATGTATTTTACATACCAAACCATTAGACCACACATAACAATAGGAAAGCCCACACTCTGAATTAAAGCAATAATTGCATTTGCGTCCACGGTGTTCACCTCCCTTCTCTCCTTTCTCTTTTGCTATCTTTATTCTATACTATTATTAAATCCTTGTCAACCTTTTATTGTGAAGGTGGTTTCCTTTAGCACTGTCCCGCCAACTACCACACTCGCCAAAAGTTTCCCCTGGAATTCTGAACCGGGTACGAAATTTTCCCAGGTCACATATTTATGGCAACTAGAGGGCATACCGGCACAAGTTACTTTCATAGGTGCATAATAAAGCCGCTCCTTAAATGTTTCATGTGAAACACTATATTTTACTTTTGGCTTCGGGTTTGTAGTAAAATGGGGAAGGGGTTCTTTTATATATTCAATGTAACTTTTCGCCCTCAAAAATCTAGCCCTTTTAAAATGACTTTCTACTTTCCAGGCCCCTAGTCTGTAATCGTCTATATCTATTCCCTGCGGCATTTCTTCGCCAATTAAGTGTAAGCTGTCTGTATCTGCATATATAAACCGTTTATAATTCTTTTGTGCGTTTCGTATAACATCCGCTCTTGCATATGCTGTTATAAAGGCTGCAACGGGCAAATATAACGGCTTTCTTTCCTCAATTTCTCCTAGCTTATATTTCACTAAATTAGATTCTTCATCAAAATAAGGTATTTTACTTTGGCATTCTGGCGTTGTAGCAAATTTCCCATATAACGCATTAAGCATTAGTTTTGCAAGCGTTCTCATACCTTTATTCCCTGTTCTTGTGGATTCCTCTTTTACTTTGTACCATTTATCTATATATTCATCAAATAGCCCCACTTTAGCGGAGAATTTCCAACCGCTAATATACTCTATTGATAATACGTCATAATGTTCTAAAAATAATTCAAGGTCAACACTGGTCAAGCATAGAGAAATTTCATCCCCATTCGATGATGTTACATATTCAGTAGGCAAAAAACCAAAACGGCCCCCTTTTATTTGCAGTGTTGGTAAATGATTCTTTTTTAATTCAAAATTTGCAACAAACATTTGAATATATAAGGGGTATAAATCATCTTGTATATATTTTCCCTCATAAAAGATACCCTCTCCAAATGGCAATTTCTCAAAACGCATTACAGAAGGGTACATAGAATTTTTATCTAGTACAATTCCCTCTTTTATATTCTTGCCCTGGTTTAATGGGTTACAATAAGTAAAACCGCCCTTATACGCTTGCCTTATATCTTTGTCATACTTTGGCGGGGGAAAGATTTTTTCAAATTTCCGTGGTAATGTCTGCTTAAAATCGTATAAAGCATTAGAGCCTTGTGTAATCCTGGTCAGGTTCTGACTAAATAATACCTTTAATGCGTCTGATACTATTTTGCAGTCACGGTAAATATAACTCTGTTCCTCTTTTGTTATCTCCCAGCCAATAGGGCGGGGGTAACTATAATCTATTTCGCCTTTTTCTACTTCTAGTCCGAAACTTTTTGCAATAACTGCAACCTTAAACGGTATAATTTTAAGGCTGTCATAAATTGTAGTTCTCTGCCCCTCTCTGAAACTTATTTCAATGCTATAAAATTGGTTCATATCTGATATTAAAGTATTAAACTCGCCTGGATTCAATTTCTTTCTGTTAGTTGTGTGCTTGAAATTGTGTCTAAATAACCAGTCAATTATAAAAGAACCATCAAATTTTAAGTTGTGAAAATAAAAAACTGCGTTACCCATGGTATTAGCAAAATTCAAGAAAAATTCTATATCATTACCCAAATAAAATTCTTCATTTTCCATGGAATAAATGCCAGCGGCCCACACTCTGCAATCTTCTTCTTGCGTTGTGGTTTCAAAATCCGCTACATATTTAAGCAGTTTTTTAGCCATTGTCTTTTAAATACTCCCATTTATCTAGCATATATTCAACACGTTCATTTGGGGAAAGGTCAAGTCTATATACAAACTCCATACCTAGTACGGGGTCTGCGCTCATACCCTCCATTAGTTCATCTACCGTTAAACTATTGACAAGTTTTCTTAATTCTTTATAGTTTGTTGCGGCGTTTAGTTCTCTAGCCATTGCCTTTAAATAATTCTGTTTTAATGCGGCATTCATGTTTTCCCGATAATTTACATTTGCTTGTTTTTGTGCACTTTTCCAATATTTTTGGTAATTTTCCCGCCCTCCCGTATAAGTGGCGGTAAAATCCGTGCGGGGTGCTAAATTGTTTGCTTCGACAGTACCCATAGTACCACGTGTGGTAGAAGGGTTTAGCTTCTTCAATGCCCTTGCCCTATCTGCGTTTATACGCCTATTAGCATAGATAGCTTCTTTTCGTTCCCATTGTGTGATACGCAACCCATAATTATTTTTATAAGGGCGTTCGGCACCTGGTTTTAAATAACGTCCATAAACTCCCATAACTCGGTTATATTCAGCCCTACTAGAAATTGTTTTCTTCAATTCCCCGTATGTGATTTTAGGGGGCTGTGGCGTTACTGGGCTTTCAAATTCACGGCGTTTTTTATTAAAGTCTTTTACAAGTTGCTTTAGTTTATCTGCGTCCTTTTGCGTCCATGTCTTAAATGGTAATTTAGCCATTTATTACACCTCCATAAAGACAAGAAAGGGGAAGGGGTTTAGCCCCTCCCCCCCGTTCTTGGGAATATATGCTAGATACTTTTACTCGTGATTGAGATTGCCCCCAAAGTCTACAGCATCCAAAGAAAGCATTTTTCTTTCTTTAATGGTGCGCTGGATTACTTTAACCTTGACAGGGACTTTCCAGGTTTCGGGAGTGCCAATAATAGCGCAAAGGTTTTTAAGGCTATTATATACACCCTTGGAAATGGTAACATAGGTAGTACCATCATCAGAAATAAGGACGATACGGGGGCAAACCTGCACTTCCCCGGTTTCCTGGTTAGGAAGCTCTACAGGTTGAATGAAAATGTGACGAATAGTAACAATCTCGTTGATATGGTCACCAAGACTTTCGTCAGGGTTATTCATGGCCTTGTAAAGCAAAAGGGCGGTATCCTCAGATTCTGCCAAAAGGGAGGTGTAAGGCGCTCCGCTTTCGTTTGCAGTTACGTTGTACAAAGTCAGACCGTTTTCCATTGTTTATTTCTCCTTTCTTATTTAGCGGCTTTTTCATTTTCAAAAATAGCATACTGTGCAATAATCTCATCAGGAATATTTGCCACAGCATGGGTTTTACTCTACTTAATGACAGTAAAACCGGGGTTTTCCTTGACTACCTTTGCAGGGGAGAGGTGGCCCATATTCGTTACAGTGTGTACTTCCTCCACGTTTGCACCATTCAACTTTCCGATGATCGAATTGGTCACAGGGATTTTCACTTTCATTTTCTGATACTCCTTTATTTAATATTTCTGAAACGATACTGAATCCAGCTTTCTATACCATCCGTCTGCTGTTCCTGTTCCGTTTCAACGTAATCATTATACAGCTTTTCGGGGAGATTGTCAAGCCCTTTTTTCAAAGTTTTTGAAATGATTTTCTATCAAGTTATCTTTCTCGGGTTGCAATATGTCAAGCACACTACACCCTAAAGCATCCGCTATTTTGCACAGCTTGCGCAACTTCGCCCCGTTAATGTTATTTGCGCCCTGTTCGTAATTCTGCAAAACACGTAAAGACACGCCAGCCCTGTTAGCAAGTTCTGCCTGGGTGTATCCTCTAAAAATGCGAACCTTTGCTAAATTTGAAACCAAGTGCGGCACCTCCTTTCCCCTATATTATACACCTTTTCCTGGGTCTTGACAACCCCCGCTTTTTATTGTATAATAAAGGAAAGGCAAGGATCCTGAAACTTTCGGGTAGTGTTCGGCTTTACTGGGACGTCAAGGGTTGATTCCCTCCCAGGGGCTACGCCGTGACGGGCGCAACACCCCAACGGGATTCTTGCCTATACTTTTATAGGGGTGTATAGATTGTACTGGGATATAAATAAGATATTGCCATATCAACGCAACTTCAATTTAATAAACGGCGAAAGAAGTATTGGTAAAACTTATACCACCCAAAAATGGGTAGTTAATAGGTGCATAAAAAATCACCAACAATTCATTTATATTGTAAGAACACAGGAAGAAAAGAAAAACGGCGTTTTTGCTCTGGGGTTTGAAAAGGTGTTGCTTAACGAATTCCCCGATTATTCTTTTAAGTTTTCAACTGAAACTTGTTCTTGTGAAGGTGAAACAATAGGGCATTGCATTGCATTAAGTGAATCACATAAAATTAAAAAGAGAAGTTTCCCACTAGTATATTATATTATATTTGATGAATATATGCTAGAATCGGGGAGCCGTTCCCAATACGTTAGCGGATGGGATGAACCAGACTTGTTTTTAAGCATTTATCATACTGTCGATAGGGAAGAAGATAGGGTGAAATGTTTTCTTTTGGGCAACAACACCAGCTTTTACAACCCGTATCATATGCACCCGGCTTTTAATGTGCAACCTGTACATAAAGGTGAAATCTGGACAAGCGAAAATGTATTATATCAATGGGCTGTAAGCGATAATGAGTTGAAAAAGAAAAAGCAAGGGTCTAAATTTCTGAATATGATTAACGGGACTAAATACGGGAAGTTTGCTAAAGAGGGCGATTATATTGAAGATAATACTGCTTTCTTGGGCAAGCATAGCGGGAATAGTATCTATATTATGACACTGGAAACTAATGGCATGAGTTTTGGTGTATATAATGATGTAAAGCAAAGTGTTGTTGTTATATCTGACCATGTAGACCCGAGTTGCTCGTTTAGGTATGCTATTACATTGGATGACCACACAGAAAATACAATGTTGACAAAAATGAAAGATTCACATATACTTTGGTTAAGCAAGGCTTTTAAAATCGGGTGTGTTAGATTTGAGAGCATGGCAATTAAGAAGTTGACAGAAGAAGCTATACAGAAAATATTGTGATATCGAACAGAAGTTTTGTTGTTAGTCCGAACTAACTGCACATGGCATTTTAGACCACACTTTATTGAACCATATCAAATAGGGCTGGGTTTATTTGGGT